GATCGTAGATTCAAGAATGTAAAGTCTCAAGCAAAGACTAACGGAGCAAGAAAGGCAGCGAATACAAGAAAGAAGAAAAAGTAGAGGCATAAAGTATGAAGAACTAACTCAGGATTAAGTGTAGTTTGTGAGTCAGTGGTGTGGTTTAGTTCTCTACACTTAGTCCTGTCTTAGTTCTTTATACTTAACGATTTCTATTTGATCTTTATACTTTGCAATTCTGATTGATTCTTTATTCTTTATACTTTTATGTGTTGCATCGGGTCGCATGGGACTCGATAGATTCCGATTCTCTTAAGGTTTTGGGGGTTGCACTGCTGGCGATCTATGCCAGACTGAGCGCAGCGAGGGGGGATCCCTCGCAACCACACCGCTAGACCTGCCATGATGATCGCCCAAAGCACAACCAACCCCCGCGAAATTGAGACGGTTGTTGAATACTATCGTCCCTCAGATCGCGGGTTTAATTATGTCATCCCTAACGCACAAGTTGTTAGTTTCGTCGTCGATTCTGATGAGTTCGATGAGATCGGGGATGAGGTTTTTGCAGAATTGGCAGAACATTTCTGCAAGATTAACGGTTTAGATTTATTCCAAGTGTTCACATCTGACGCCTGGTAAGTTACATTTAGGGGGAGCAATCCTCCCCCTATTCTTCTCACAAACCACACCTAAGGTAAGCACAATGCGCCATCCCATCATCCGTCATTCTGACCGCCCCGTTTATAGTTTCGCAGGGATTGTTAATGCAATCGAAGAGGCACAGAATCGCGGTCTAAAGAGAATCACAATGAGGTTTCAAGACTTTATCGTGAAACCCTCTAAGTATCAGGGTAAGATGTATGTTTTCTCTCACGATAAAGAGGTCAATCAGTGGGGCACACTGAGCAACATTTATCTGGGTTGGATCACCTCCAATGAGACTAATCTGAGTGAGGTTGCATTCATTCAGCGAGTGCAATCCGTCGCCGCTGATCCTTACGCTGCCGCTAAACTCTACGGGCAGAATACTGGTTCCTGTTCGTGTTGCGGTCGTGAGTTAACTAATTCCCTCTCAATTGAGTTGGGAATCGGTCCTATTTGTAGGGAGAAGTTCGGACTCTAAGTTATACGTTCGTGGGCGGCAGTTGTTTATACTCTGCCGCCCTAATCACGAACGATTAGGATACTTTATTCATTCGTGTTTGACAGTTAAGCGATCCTTATGGGTGGATCGGGGGGCGCGATATAAAAACGCAACACTACCCTAACCTACAAAGTGTTACCCAAGCGTGTCTTTTATTTCACTCATAAGAAAAAAAATCCGCCCAGTATAAAAAATGACATAACCTTCATATATAAAAATCGAAACATATATTGAAAAAATGAAAAAAAATTCCTCAGAAAATTTTAGGCCCCTAGAAGTCGATCCAATTAGTGGGGAATATTATGTTACAATACCTGAGTGGATTGTAAATGATCTTGCATGGTATGAAGATACTGAAATAGAATTTACAATTGATGGAAAAGAAATTATACTTTCGGAGAGGGAAGATGACTGAAACATTCTATCACATATACTTAAAAGAAAAGTGCATATACCATTCATTAACTGAAGATGAATTTAATTCTACTTGGAAGGTAATCTCAGATTTTCTTTCAATCGTAGATGAGCATAAAAAGACACAACTTTCATATGAGAAGGTAATCCTTTCAAAAGAGATTATATTAAACTCTTCCCATTGACAAAACACTATATACTTGGTATGATACTGAAATAACTACTTTCAATTATGGCAAAAGGATTTACTGTAAAAGCAAAAGCGCCGGAGAAAACAGAACCAGAATGGGACTATGATCTGGCAAAAGAAATGATAAAGGGGAAATCAGTAGTTTTCTGTTTACCTGGAAGAGGAGTTTCTTATACTTACCTCAAAAATTTTGTTCAACTTTGTTTTGATATTGTTCAGTCTGGGGGAAGTATTCAAATCTCGCAGGACTATTCATCGATGGTAAACTTTGCAAGATGCAAATGTTTAGGTGCGAATGTACTGCGTGGACCTGATCAAATTCCCTGGAACGGAAAGTTAAATTATGATTGGCAACTTTGGATTGACTCAGATATTGTCTTTACAACTGAAAAATTCTGGCAATTAATTTTACTTGATAAAGATATTGCATCTGGATGGTATTGCACAGAAGATGGCAGAACAACCTCAGTTGCTCACTGGATGGAAGAAGACGACTTTAGAAATAATGGAGGAGTCATGAATCATGAAACTCTTGAAAGTATTTCAAAGCGTCGCAAGCCTTTCACCGTTGACTATGCAGGATTCGGATGGATTCTAATTAAAAATGGCGTATTTGAACATCCAGAAATGAAGTATCCATGGTTTGCCCCAAAAATGCAAGTCTTTGAATCTGGAGAAGTTCAGGATATGTGTGGAGAAGATGTATCATTCTGTTTGGATGCAAAGGAAGCAGGATTTGAAATTTGGTGCGACCCACGTATTAGAGTCGGTCACGAAAAAACAAGAATTATTTGATGTCTAACGAATATTACAATATTCTTTGCAAGGGTCGTAAAATATATACTAACCTTACAGAAGAAGAATACTTAGATGTAATGATAGACCTGTCTCAGGATTTTTATGAGACAGGTTCTCCAAAACCTGAAGATCTTGAAACTGAAATTGTATTGAGGAATTAAACATGGCAAAAGGTGGATCATTTAAAAACAATTCTTATATTCCCGGACCTCCCAAAAAGTCTCGCCAAGGCAAGGGTGCAGGAACTAAATATGCTGCTTCTTCTCGAAATGGTGCAAAAAAGAAATATAGGGGACAAGGAAAATAATATTATTTTTTGGAGTCGGAACATTCCGACTTTTTTATTATCCAAAATAAATAATTTTTTACATAAAAATGAATTGGAACACTTTTCAATGGGAAAACATCTGCTCTTAGAAGTCTATGATGTTGATTTTTTATTACTCAATGACAGTAATACCCTTCAAAATATCATGATTAGGGGTATAAATCGTGCAAAAATGACTATTTTGAATGTTTTTTCTCATTGTTTTGTTCCTCAAGGATGTACAATCGTTATTGCTCTTGCAGAAAGTCATGTTTCTTGTCACACATGGCCCGAAAATGGATGTCTTGCTATTGATGTGTACACTTGTGGAGATAAAAATCCCAAATTAATCGCCGTAGAACTCTTAAAATACTTAAATTCTGATAATTATAGTATTAGAGAAATAAATCGTTAAATAAAAATAAGGAGATAGCAACCTCCTTTATAAAAGTTCTGTTTTATTCATTAAAACAGGAGCTAAAATGTCCAATTTACCAGTCGATAGAGACGAAAACTACATGTATAAAATGTGGGGAACAAAATCATTGTCAACTGATTACAATAGTTTAAACAAAAAACCAAAAGTAATTCAAGAAATTATGCATGATGATGTTTCAAAAAGTCAACATTATTTAAAAGAGCAGTCTGAATTGCATCAAAAAATAAGAAATCTGGATGATTATGATGATTGGGAGTATGGTACTGAGCCAAATTATGGTGTTTCTTGGAAATAGAGATAAATAAGTAAAGAATTTGTGTAAATAATGTCAGTTACTAGGATATCTAGATCTTTTAAAGATATTAGTTTATCTTTTGAGCCACATCCCGTAACTAAAGATTTGCCCGTTTTGACCAATCAACGGGCAATTATAAGATCTGTTCGCAATTTAGTTGAAACTATTCCCACTGAAAGATTTTTTAATCCTACAATAGGTTCTAATGTAAGAGAAAGTTTATTTGATTTCGTTGATTATGCAACTGCAGACATAATTAAAGACCAAATTTTTGAAGCGATTACCAACTATGAACCAAGAGTTACAAATATAATTGTACAAGTTGATCCAATCCCAGATTTAAATGAGTTTGAGGTTACTATTACCTTTGATATTATTGGTCAAGACATTCCCACACAGCAATTTTCATTCATATTAGAGGCAACAAGATAAAATGCCTTTCACTAAATTTACAAATCTAGATTTTGATCAAATAAAAACCTCAATCAAAGATTATCTCCGTGCCAACTCATCATTCACGGACTTTGATTTTGAGGGTTCTAATTTTTCTATATTAATTGATACTTTAGCGTATAACACGTATATCACAGCTTTTAACTCAAATATGGTCATAAATGAGTCTTTTTTAGACTCAGCAACCGTTAGAGAAAACGTAGTTTCTCTTGCAAGAAACATCGGTTATGTACCATATTCCAGAAACGCTGC